TGGCGTTGAGGGTTATACTGGCAACGGAACAAGTGGCTTATTTATTTATGGCGTTCAGTTTGAAGTTGGAAGTTATCCGACATCCTACATCCCCACCCTTGGCTCATCAGTAACACGCTTGGCGGATACTGCGAGCAAGACGGGGATAAGTTCGTTGATTGGGCAGACGGAGGGGACTTTGTTTGTGGAGTTTGATGCTACCATAACGGGTAACGCATCAAGTTATGCGGGAATTGCTCTTAATAACGGGACAAGTTCAAATATTTTAGCGTTTGGATATTACCAAAATGGTCGTATTCAAGCCGTAGCATTTGTAGGCGGTTCTTTATTAGTGAACATTGACCTCCCCGCTTTCGCTTTAACTACTGGAAATCATAAATTTGCTTTATCGTACAAATTAAACGATTACGTTTTTTATGTTGATGGCGTTCAAGTTGGCAGCGATACTTCAGCAACAGTCCCAGCGACAAGTGTCCTTAATTTGTACGATGTAGTTGGAGCAAATATGGCTTACTCGCAAGTCGCACTATTCACAACCCGTTTAACCAACGCTGAACTCGCCTCGTTAACCAGCTTATAATATGAAATACCTAAAAATAGAATGCACCCCCTCACAATGGGCAACGCTTCGCAAGCTAATCGAAGTCGAGAGTGTAATGCCTGACGGCACGAAGTCAACGACTTGGAGCGACTTGATAACAGCCGTACACGAAATCGGACACATCGTCTTAACCCCTGCGGTTATCGAAGATGGCGAAATCGTTACCCCTGCTGTCTTATCTCCGAAGTGGGCGGTGGATATTATTTGGGCAAGCGAGCCTTTGAGTCAGTTCGCTCAATACGTTGTGTGGCCGAAACCCCAATGCCTCCATTTGTTTGCTGGCTGGGAGCAGGTATATGCACAACAATATTGTGCTATGAATCCAGAGTCCGAGTATTGCAAGCCGCCAAAACCTCCTATCTTTGAGCAATGAAATTAGGCTTTGTATATCGCTGGACTAACGTGTCAAATGAAAAGTGGTATATTGGAAGTCATTGCGGTGAAATTACCGATTCATATATCGGTAGTGGAAAAGCCTTTTTGGCTTCATACAAGAAAAACCCATGTTTTTTTAGTCGTGAAATACTTTATATAGGGACTGATTTTAGAGAGTTTGAAGAATCAATTCTTAAATCTCTTAATGCAGCAGCAGATAGATGTTCTTACAACCTCAAGAATTCTTCAATAGGCGGAGACTCCTCTATGAACTTTACAGAAGAGTCAAGAAGGAAGATGTCCGAAGCAGCTAAGGCTACAAAAGGGAAGAGAACGGTATCTATTGAACATCGTAAAAAAATAAGTAATAGCCTAAAAGGGAGAAGAGTGCCTATTGAGGTTTGTAAAAAAATATCTCAAAGTTTAACTGGTGAAGGAAATCCGTTTTTTGGCAAAAAACATTCTGCTGATTCAAGGAAAAAGATTTCTGATTCAAATAAAGGCAAGCGTATGCCGAAGCATATTATGGATTCGTTACATAATGCAAATAAGAAAAAAATTTATTGTGAATCAAATGATATCACTTTCAATTCAATAAATGAAACTGCCGAATTTTTTGGCAAAAGTGCATCTTATATTTCCAATATCTTAAGCGGCAGGTATCATAATAAATACAATCTGCATAAGATTTAATTATAAGAAAAGAATCAAGCTTACATAGCATTCATATATTCGAATTATAGGAAAAGATTTATCAGTCAAAATACAAAAATCATAAGTAATCAATGTATTATCTTAGCACTAAATTGTAAACAATGTCAGCCTTACCTACACTTACCAGCTATACCTTTGGTGCAAACCAATTGGAATTAGACTACTCTGATGGAACGCAGTATTTCCTTAACTACAAGGATATTGTATCTGTTCAAATTGACCCTACAACTGGCGAATACATCGTTAGAGTATATCTATCAGGAGAGGTAGGCAATTCTATCTTTGTTAGCAATACCGACCTTGTAGCCTTAGGCACTACCTACACAGCATTTGTAAGTACCCTTAATTCGAACTTGTGATATGATTCAATTTAAGCAGTTCCTCTTAGAAGTTGGAATAAACATCGGAATGGCGTTAAGTGGTTTCTTTGGAAGCCTTCTATTAGTTGGCAAGCAGAAAGATGCCGACATTAGAACGCAGTTGTTTTCAGTTGTAGCAGGAACGCTTAGTGCGAATTACATCACTCCGCTTATTGTGGATGTTACTAACCTTCAGATGCAGTCTGCTCAGTTTGCTATTGCATTCTTAGTAGGCTTTGGTGGCTTGAAGGTAGTGGAGTATATGCATATCAAATACATAACCCCGAGCAAGAAGGATGAAAGCGATTCTGAATAGGATTCACCACGAGTCTAAGCAGACAAGGGGTAAATTAGAGGTATTTGATGCAGAGGGGAAGCTAATCTTCTCTTGCCTTACCTTAGAGCTTCCTTGGAAGGATAACGAGCGTAAAGTAAGCTGTATCCCTTTGGGCAATTACAATGTAATCCCTCGTACATCTGCTAAGTATAAGAAGCATCTCCATGTTAGCAATGTGCCTAATAGGGACCTAATACTCATTCACCATGGCAACTACCATACAGACATTTTAGGCTGTATCCTGGTAGGCTCTGCCTTTTCCGATATTAACAAAGATGGCTTATTGGATGTGACTAATAGCAAAGCTACTATGTCTCGCCTAATGGCTGCTGCACCTAAAGGATTCACTTTAAATATTACAAACAATGCCACTAAAGAAAGCTAAAGGAATGGGTAGTAAGGCTATTAACAAAGCCGTTGCCTATAATGTATCTGAGTTAAAGGCTGCCAATAAGAGTAAGCCTAAAGGTAAGAAGAGAAGCACTAAGCAGATTGTTGCTATTGCTTATTCTGCTGCTAAGAAATGAAAAACCTTCTTAACTATATTGCTCTTGCTGGTATAGTTCTATGGCTACTGCTTATGAACTACGAGGTGCGCCATCCGCAGATTAGCGAAGGCACTCTCCACCACTATGAGCAAACCATAGATTCTCTTGAAAAAGAGATGACTCATTTAGAGGCTCGTAGAGACACGATAATTGAGAGAGTGGTGTCCATACAAGTCAAATGGAGAGATAAGCTCTTAGAAGCGAGGAAAAGTGGCTCTATCGACACGATACGAGTCCCTTCTACTCTCCCCATGGAATTAGACTCTTGTATGGAGGTAGGTATTGCCCTTATGGAGCGAATAGAGATAGGTGAGGTTATGCTCGAATCACAGAAGAAGCAGACAGAGGCAGCTATAATGCAAGTGGGCATTATGGAGGTAGTGATAAAGGAGCAAGATGAAGAGATTAGAAAGTCTAAGAACCGAGGTCGCTTGGCTCATATTGCTACTGCTGCGGTAGTAGTTTTTGGCGTTATAGTAGCCTTATAATAAAAATGGGGGTTTCTCACCCCCTTGCATTTTTTCGGCTGCTGACCGCTCTTTTTCAAGAGAACTTATGCAAAGTTATAAAACATTTTATATACTTGCAACACAATTAACTAAAAACCAGCATAATGCCATTATATAACAAGCTTAGTCCTCACAAAGATTATATATTAGAGCTGAGTAAACAAGGCATTTCATCCTCAAAAATAAAGGAAAGACTTCTTTTAGAGCATGGCTTAGAGACAAGCAGAAAACACATTACCATATTCCTTCAGAAGCAGAATAAGTTCTCTGTTGCCTTAGAACAGAATGGATTCGAGTTTGCAAACAAATGGTCATATGGCTGGCTGAAGACTAAAGAGGCATCTGTTTACATTAAGAATGAAATCCCGAAGGAGGAGGAGTTCAGTTCCTTAAAAGAAGACTTCCTCGAATTTGTAAAGCAATATTCACCATCATACCCAAAGATAGAACGCCCACCTCATGAAGATGGGCATTTGCTTATAGTAGATCCTTGTGATGTTCACATAGGCAAGCTTGCTTCTATCGTAGAGACGAGGGAAGAGTATAACAATAGCATAGCTGTCCAAAGGGTAAGGGATGGTGTTAATGGAATTATCTGTAAGGCTGCTCCCTATAAGGTAGACAAAGTACTACTCGTTGTAGGCAATGACATCCTTCACATAGATACTATTAAGCGCACTACCACCATGGGAACTCCGCAGGATACGGATGGCACATGGCATGAGGCTTTCATCATAGCTAAGAAGCTACTTGTAGAGGTCATAGAGAGCCTTCTAACGATTGCAGATGTCCATGTGGTATTCAACCCTTCCAACCATGATTTCATGTCGGGATTCTTCCTTATTGACTCTGTAAGGAGTTGGTTTAGGAATAGCGAGAATATAACCTGGGATTCTGATATGTGCCACAGAAAGTATTTCCGATACCATGACAACCTTATAGGGACCACGCATGGTGATGGAGCAAAGCAAGCAGACTTGCCTTTACTGATGGCTTCTGAGGCTGGAGAGGGCTGGATGGCAAAGCACAGATACATCTATGGGCATCACATACATCATAAGGTAAGTAAAGACTACATCGGAGTTACCTTCGAGTCTATGCGCTCTCCTTCTTCTGCTGATGGCTGGCATAGTCGTAATGGCTACCAACACGCTCCTAAGGCTATTGAGGGATTCCTACACCACCCTATCCATGGACAGGTCAGTAGGGTTACCCACATCTTCTAAGCTCATTGATTATAGCTTAACCCAAGACCTTCCGACTATCTCGAATTTACCTTTGCCAATTACTTCCTCTACTGCTTTATAGACTCCAGCAGCGTCTATGTCATGACCTGCAATCATACCGGTCTTCTTTACTTTAGGAAGCCAAGCGATTAAGTCTTTCTTAACGCTTTCGTAGTCATGGGCAGCATCTATGAATACAAAATCAATAGAGCCATTTTTAAAATCACTCGCTGCCTCTGAGCTGTCTTTTATGATTGTCTCGATAAGGTCATTGTTTTTGCAGGCGTGTACGTTATGGACAAACTGTTCAAACATATCGTTTGCATATGTGCCTCTGCGCTCTCCCTTAGTGCCTAAAAATAGGTCTACGGCATAGATTTTAGGAGCAATTCCACTCTCTTTGCATTTAGATGCAAGGTAGTTAATGGACTTTCCATAGGCAACGCCTATTTCTATAAGGATGCTTTTGTTGGAAGCATTTGCTACTGCTTGATCGTAGATTGATGGGAAGTCAAACCAGCCGGGGATTTTTTCGTAGTTCATTTTTTTTATTTTTATCCAAGTGTAAGTTCTGAAATATTAATCTTATGCTCTTCGAGCAAGGAGAAGAACGCTAACTGCGTTTCTCCATCTGCATGGGGCATAATATACTGTTCTATCTCTTGAAGCACGAGAGCCATCTTATAGGCATTCTGACACCTTCTAAACTCTAAGGCATCCTGCTCATCTTCGAGGTTAAATTCTAATATAGCTTTAGGCATTTTCTAAAGGCTTGTACATCTGCTCAAAGTAGATGGGATTAACGATTGCATACTTAGGTTTATACACCTTAGCACAGTACTTTACTGCTTCCTGCCACTCTCTAAGGTAGTGGTTGTAAATTTCATCGTAGCTATTCGTAGATTCCTCGAATAGAGACTTATAAAATAGCATCTCACAAGCATTCATTGTTTGTAGAAGCTTCTCTGCCTCTGCCTCCTGCTTCCTCTTGGCTGCTCTTTTTTCCTGCTCACCCAGCAGTAGAATCATATTGCTCATTGGTTCGATAGTTTATGCTCTTCTATAAGATTCATTAATCCCTCCTCCAGCGTAGTGCCGATGGATAAGAGATAGTCTGTTACATCTGCATAGGCCTCATTGCTATAACGCAAAGTAATCTTCTTCGCCTTGTCATCGTTCTTAGGCTTTTCTGCCTCTTCCATCATCTCATCCATGCCGAGCATAATCTCCATACCCATAGCTTCCAACAGCTCCTGCTCCCAATCATTGGCTAAGGCATCGTAGTCGTTTTCACCGAAGGCTACGTTATCCTTAATCGTAATCGCTTTAAGCGTTTCTAAGCTCGTAGACGCATCCAAAACCTTGCAGGGTACTTCCGCCCATCCTAAGTCTTTAATGGCGTGAAATCGCATATTTCCAGCTATAATGATGTACTCCATCTGAGACTCATACTTAGCCTTCAGAGTAGGCTTGTAGGGATATACGATTAACTCCCTAAGATAAATCATCTCGGGGTCATCTATGATAGATTGCTTTAGCTTTGCGAACCTGCCATCTTTAATGAGACGAGGGTTCTTCGGTAGTCCTTCGATTTGACCGAGGTTATTCTTTAGCTGGTAAAGCTTTAGTGTTTTAGTTTCCGCTATCATTGGTTTTCTTTTTGCCTTCCCACTTCACTTCTGTAAGCATTGATAGGCAGTAAGGGCAGAATGCTCCGCCTTTTAAGTCTATGTATAGCTGCTTAGGGTCATGTGCTACTAAGCCATGCTTTGGGCAGTTGCCGATATATCCTTTTTTCATGGTAGTTCTGTTTCTCCGAAGAATGGTCGTTTGTCTGTGCTTTTACCTGCTCTGCATGACCATAAGGCTCTTGCGAACCAATTAGGGCTATGTGTCTCTGACTTGATGCCATTAGAGCGAGCGCAGTAGTTGTCTCCTTTAGGTGTACCGGGAGAGATTGTATAGCCTTGCGCCCCAAAGTGAACAGACTTGTCTCCCTTGGTTGCTGTGTACTTCTTTCCTTTTGCTGTGCTTCGGGTGATATTCCACCCTCTAAATTCTGCCATGGTGATTAATTTATCCCCAAATATCGTAAAATAAATGCGTTACACTCCTTCTGATTACGGATGATAGCGCACTCTTTGTAGTTATTCCTATATAAGTTTAGAAACATCTTCCACTTCATCTTGCCATCGGGAGTGAAGAATCCTTTTGTTTCTACTGCTATCTCGTTGTTTACTACGAAATCCAGCTTGTAGGCTATCTCTCTTACAGCCTTGCCTTCATGCTTGAAGCCTTCCATTAGGACGTGCTTCACCTGCTGCTCGTAGGGTATCTTATGAAGCGTTAGCTGTCCTTTAAGATAGGATTCAAGTTTAGAGTCGGACTTTGTACCATCCGACTCTATTACTTTCTTGTTTCCGTACTTAGCTCTGAACTGCATCAAAAGGGAAGCCCGTCAGATTGCGGAGTGAGATTCTCTGCTTCCACCTCTCCCTTAGGAGTAGGTCTCCAATCGTTGATAAAGGTTACGAGGTTGCCTTTGCCATCATCGACCTTCTTAGGCCATGAGGAGAGCCATACTTCCCCTTTAGCATCTTGGCTTTCGAGCAAGAATGCGATTGCTTCCTGCACTTTGAGTTTGGTTTCAATGACTTGCTTGCCATTAACCTGGCGAGAGGCTACATAGATGCCTTTTGCCCACTTTGTTTCACTCTGATTCATCTTTTTTTGGTTTAATTGAATTGATTCCTTTTAACTTATTTCTCTCTTTTAGAAGAGGTTTCTTACTGGCTTTAGGGCCATATCTACGCTGGTAGAATGTCTCTGCCTTCATTTTGTAATTGGTAGGGTGAGCGTAGTTCTCCCATCCTAAGACGTAGCATCTCTTAATGATAGCCTTTTCAATAGACTTCATCTTCTTGATTCTCTTCTTCAGCATCCCCTTCGATATTAGCTGGGGTTGCTCATTTAGCCATTCTAAAATGCGTTCTACGGTTGTTTTTGGCATATGCAAATATATGTAAGTGCTTGTCGTTTACCAAATTTACTCCTGCTCATCCTCTTTCCTACTCTCCAGCCAATCATCGTAATCCTCTTCGCTCTCAAAGCCTTCCTCCTCTGCATCCTCTTGCTTATCCTGCCTCCGCAGATAAGTGTTCAGCTCGTAGTCAAATGCTTCCATTTTCTTGAATTAAGAGCTTTTGTATAACCTTATTAAATCCATCTAAACACTCCTGCTCTAAGCTACGAGGGATGTAGACGCAAATCTCTTTCATGCCTGAGGTTCTGCTGTATTTTACTCTTGCTCTCTTTACCCAGGTGTATTCTGAGTTGTTGCAAAATAGCTGATCTTCCACCGCATCTAAGGAGTGAATGATTGTAGAGTGATGTCTATCACCGAAGTGCGATGCAAGCTGAGATAGTGTTATCTCCTTCATATCCTTTTTGATAATCCAAATGGCACATTGCCTTGCTGTGACTATCTCTCTCTTCCTTGAGGATGACTTCATTCCTTCAACGCTTATCTGCGTCTTCATTGAGACATACTCGATGATGTCTTCTGCTCTATCCTTACTATACATTTTCCTTAGCCTCCTTCACTCTATCGGCTATTCCTAAGCCATGGTCTAATCCTTCCTTGTAGATGCAGTTGATAGTATCATAAAGAGCAAACTGAATACCTAATATATGATCTTTGATTTCGGGGTGCGCCTTGGCATATTGCTCTAAGGCTAATTTTATCTGTTCCATAATGTTGTTGTTTTGTACTGCAATATTAATATCCGCAAAGTTATCCGCAAAGCTTTTTCTTACTTTTTTTAATCATTATTCCAATCTTTTTTAATAATCCTCATTTGAGGCTCGTTAGAGGGGTTTTTAGGGAAGTCCATTGCCTTAGGTCTGTAATCCATAACCTTGGTATATTTAAGCATAGTGCTTACAACTGCTACCCCCAGCTCTCCATTCCTATTCTTTCGGACCAATACCTCCATCACATCCTTAGCGTCTTCGAGTGCAGGGTCGTTCTCTTCCATGTAAGCAGCAGGGCGGTAGGCAAACATTACTTTGTCTGCATCATATTCCAGCTGACCGCTCTCTCGTAGGTCTGCCATGAATGGGCGTTTATCTGTCCTCTCCTCGACTTTCCTACTCAAAGATGAGATAAGACATATCCAAATGTTTTGACGCTTGCATATCGCCTTAAATTGCTTCGAGATGTTAGTCATCTGCTCGGTCTTGCCTTTGTTCTTATCCTCGTGCATAGGGCTGACAAGCTGTAAGTAATCGATGTACACTCCCTTGATGTTATACTGTCGAATCATCCTTGAAATCTCCGCCTCTATCTTAGTAGGGTCTGCATCGGGAAGGTCTGCAATGTAGAGATGGGTATTCTTTAGCTTATCTGCCTGGGCAGCTAATACGTTTATCTCTTGGACCGATAGGTTGTCCCTCACATTGATGAACTTCTTACCATCCACTTCTGATAGGTTGGATAGCAGTCTCCCGGTAAGTTGTTCTGCCGACATCTCCATCGTGATGAATCCTATGGGTGCGCCATTCTGCGCTTGGTTCAATGCCATCTGCATAGCGAGGGTTGTCTTGCCATGAGCAGGTCTGCCTCCAAGGATGATAAAGTCGGGAGCGGTGAATCCATTTACCACGGCATCTAAGGCTCGTAGGTGAGTCTTGGTAGAGTCTATGACCTGAGAGCCATCCTTCATCCTTGCGAGCTTCACAGCGTAGTTTACGGCTGCGCTATGGATGTCTTGGGTAGCTGACTCCACATCGTCCGAGTTAAGCCTTGTAAACTCATCAAAAGCCTTCGGTATGTCGAAGTCCTTCATTAAGCCATGCTTAATCTGTTCAAGCTTCTTACTCTTATAGACTGAATGCAATTCAGAAACGTAGTGCCTAAGATGAGCGGTCTCGTACACTCCTGATGCGCTTAACTCCGCCAGCTTTAATGGATCTGCTTTCTTGCCTAAGTCCTTTAGCTTCTTGAATACACTTAGGGTATCTATCGGCTTGCCTTCCCGATAAAGGATTTGGCAGGTAGTGTAGATGTCCTGGTTGTAGTCTGTAAAGTACTCAGGTCTAAGCAGGCTGATTACGGAAGACTTGCTTACATCGGGAGAAAGAAGCATCGATAGCACTTTCTCTTGTATTGCGTCAGTATATTGCATTGGCAGGTGGTTGGTATCTTGTTGTCTCTTTGTTTGGGGTTGCGAATATAGGAGGAATTTCATCGTTGAAGCACTTCTGATTCAAATAAGTTGCTGGGAGCTTTCTGAATTGCACATCGCTCTTCCATGCAACGTATGCATCTACTGTGCTGAGGACCTTCTCTTGCTCTTCATCGGAAAGTTTCTCCCAAGCCTTTAGTGCAGTTGCTCTGCCCTCCTTCTTGCCATACTTTTCCCAAAAAGTGTTAAATTTATCAACACCTATTGCGAGAGTCAAAACTTTCCCTTTTTTATCAATTACATTTTTCTTCTCATTCTTTTCATTCTTGTAACTGTCTGCCGATTGGATGTCGATTGGATGTGCATTGTGCGCTGACCCCTGATAACCCTCATAGTTACAGATAGTTATCCGTGTAAATTTCGTGTAACTTTCGAGCGAAATCATTTCTTCCTTGATGAGAATGGATAAAAAGTGGCGGAAGGAATCTTTGTTTATCATGAAGGTTTCCGATAGCTGCCTAAGGCTTGCTACTATTTGTCCCCTATGGCATTCTACGAGTTCACCTCCTATAAGAACCTTCTGATGGGAGTGAGAGGCGTTGAGCAGCATAGCCACCCAACACCTCATCTTTATAGGGTCTTGCCATATCCAATGATCTTGGATAGAGCGGTCTATTTTAATCCAGCCTTGCATCTTTGTTTGCTTTAATTCTCTCTGCTGTAATCATCTGCATTGCTCTCTCGTCTGCTTCGGATGCCATGTGCTTGATGGCAGCCTTAGACACAGCCTTAGAAGCCTTCAGCATCTTAATGTATGCTGTCCTCTCTTGGATGTAATTGTCGCTACTCTTCATCTCTTGACCAAATTAAGCGAAAGCCTCCCATGTCCATATCTTTATCAGATAGCTTATCCTTAAAGCCATGGTAGCCTGATTCGCTCTTGTAGAGGAAGTTAGTGCCTTCTTGCTCTCTTATAGCAAAGATGATGTCGAGTTCTCTAATGTCCCAGCTTGGCGCATTGGAGTAGTCCTGCTTCGGACCATACTCGCCTCTGAGCCTCTTAACTTCTTCACGGAGCTTGTCTACTTCATTGAGGCAGTCAGCAATGCGCTGTGCGTTCTCTTGTGAGCTGTAGTCGGCAGTAGCGAAGGCGAAGGCAACATACTCGTTGCCCTGCCATATCTCGCCTACTTCGTTATAGCCATCTTTTGTGGCTGTGTATGGAATCTTGTTGCTCATCGCTGCTTATTTAAAAGTGATTGCGATGGATGACTTCGTTGGCTTCGGAGGGAGAGCAGGAACGAACTCCCCGGTAGAGGGGTCTACTATCTCTCCCTTGCCTTTCATCTTGTAGGCTTGCTTGAGCAGCTCTTCTCTATCCTTCACCTTAGCCTTTAATTCTCGCAGGATAGGGTCGATGTCCAGGTCGGGGGTGTCTGCACCCTCCTTGAGTTGGATAGTCGCTCCAAAGGCTTCAAATTGCTTCTGAGAGTACTTCATTGCCTCTTCCCTTGTCAGCTCCTCTGTCTTAGCAATTACGTCCGCTAAAGCCTTAGAAAGTGCCTTAGCTTTGATGTGAAACTCTAATGGGTTTACCTCGCCTTCTTCTACGAGGCTAATCATGTTTGCAGCGTAGATAGCGATGTCTTCCTTGCCTACGTTACTGCGTGGGATTTCTATTAAGTTCATTTGTTTTGGTTTAAAAGGTTTTCTACTAAGTTAATTCTTTCTCCTATCCACCGCATAACCGGCACAGCCATTGAGTTGCCACAAGCCTTGTATCGTGGTCCATCGGGGCATAGGTTGGCAGGTTTGTTGCGGTAGGGGATTTGTGTCCAAGAGTCAGGAAATCCCTGCAATCTTTCACATTCCGTTGGAGTCAATCTACGGATAGCCATTGAATGAAGCACAGCACCATAGTGATTAACATCGCTGGCAGAACTACCAATTGTTTGTGATGTCTTCTCATTGACTGTCTGATTGTAGCAGTCTACGGCTAACGGCTGCAAAACTTTTGTGTCATTCTCTGCTAATGTAAGCGAACCGATAACATCAGGATTTTCGGTAACATAAAAACCTCCATTTGGTCTATCCTTTCTTGTCCCATTAGCATCATTTGAACAAATAGTGATTGGAATCGGCTGCGCTATCATAGGTGTATTATTTCCGCCAGTTCCCATTTGTGCAGATAGAGTATTGCTTATCTCTCCATTAATCCTAACACTATCCCTACGGCTGTCTTCAAAACATATTGGCTGCGCTATCATCTGATCTTGCGTAGCTTGGATGGTAAATACACATTCATCTTGACCGAGGTATCCCTTGCCGGCTACTCTACCAGGCTTTCCGCCCTGCTCGCCAGTTTCTACACTTGAGCCACCTCTTACTTTAAATGCGTGGGCAGGAAGAATTACAGCATTCGTATTAGTTCCATGCTGCTCTCTTATAACGCCAACCTTGTCTCCAGTTAGATTGCTATTGTAGACATCGAAAGCAACAGCGTGCGGGCCTTTAGCTACAAGGGGAGACATTGTCTCGCCCTCTTCAATGCGACTCTCATACTGAGCATTCACACCCTGATTAAAGGCTGCCCTATCAATGACAATAGGTGCTTCATGTATGCAGTTAAGCGTAGTGCATCCATCATCTTCTCTGATTTCAGCATTGGCTTGACCGCTCGCCATCACTATTGGTTTACGACTCTCTCCAGTGCTTCCTTCAGAACCTGCGGTAGCTTCTTCCCTCTTTTTTCTGCTCGGTTTAGGATTCCCTTGCAAGCTGTGGGACTCAAATAATACCGCTGCGGTAGGTCTCCAGTCTCCAAGGTATCCGACAACAAACACACGTCTTCTGCGCTGTGCGACTCCGAAGTACTGAGCGTCAAGAACCCGGTAGGAGAACCCATACCCGAGTTCTGCCAACGCTGTGAGGAAGGAAGCAAAATCCCGTCCTCCGTTCGATGACAACACACCGGGGACGTTTTCCCAAACAATCCAGCGTGGCTTCTTTCTTTCAGCCACACTAAGAAATGTGAGCATGAGGTTTCCCCGAGGGTCAGAAAGTCCTTTTCTAAGTCCTGCGACTGAGAAGGATTGACATGGGCTTCCTCCGACCAAAAGGTCAATTGTTGATTTTTCAAATCTTTCGTCATTGTGTATTTGAGTTATGTCACCGAGGTTAGGTACGTTAGGGAATCTATGCGCCATCACAGCAGAAGGGAATGGCTCTATCTCTGAGAACCATTGCCCCTCCCAGCCAAGTGGATGCCAAGCAACAGAGGCTGCCTCTATCCCACTAAAGCAAGAGCCATACTTCATTTTACAAAGGCTTGAAGGTCTACGATCAAAAGATTTATCTCTACCGCATTGAGGTTCTCAATCCTACGAGTCTGCGAGAACTTGTATTTCATCGCTAAAGGCACGAGCTTACCAGCATCAACACTCTTGCCATTCTCCCATAGGTCCTTAGCCATCTTCACCTGAGCATCACTCGCTGGCTTTGCTTGTGGCTGTGTAGGAGCATAAGTAGGAGCAACTCTTCCCGAAGCTAAGTTGGCATCATCATCCTCGGCTTGCAAGGCGCACAAGCTCTGTAAAGTGTACCTTCGGTAGTAGGTTATTTCAGACCCGACAGCCTGGGGGTTGTTACTACCGGTAAGCCTCATGCTGCTCTCTACGTTCTCTCCGCTCTCAACGTGGTAGATAACGCTCTTCACCATTCCATCCTCAATAGGTTGCAGTAAAAGCAAACCGTGCTTCTCAAAGATTGGCTCTACTTGGTCGATGATGCTGTTGATGTCGGCATAGTTTTTCTTAAAGAAAGGATTCTTCATGTCCTTCTTGATTTTGCCGATTTCCTTTTTTGCCTCGAATAAGGCTTTGATTAAGTTGTTCATGGTAATTAGATTAAGTTGTTTTTAAAATAGTGGTTAATGATTTTTCTTCTTTCAAGCTCTGCCTCCGCAGATGATGGGTTAACGTCAGGTTCGATAGTGCTGCTCACCTTGATCGTCCATCCTTGTTGCTTTGCAAGGGTAGGCATCTGTGACTGCCTAATCCTTTTTTTGTCCAGGTCGTACATAGGGTCTTACTTTTGGTTGTTCTTTGGTTTTATAGAATTTAAAAATTTTGTCAAGGTACTTTCTCATCATCAATCTTGGCGGATGCTCTTCCTCGGGAATCATCATCAGCTCCATCTCGATGTTCTGCTCTGCCTTCCTCAAGATAGCCAGCATAATCCTCACATCATACTTGCTGCGCTCTCTATTCAAGTAGTCCCACACTTTAAGGATTTTTACTCCAAGCTGCTCGGCTATCTCGCTCACATCACCATATCTTAAGTGGCTCTTCACTTGCTCAACAGCATCCATAGGCAGTGGCCACATAAATGTAATCAGCTGGATTTCGTGCTGCTTTCTTTCTTCCCATCGTCTCTTAATCATCATCAATCAATTTAGAGATGAGCCAAACATATTGTCAGCGGAGATGTCATCCTCATAGGCATTGAAGATAGACTCCCAATAATCATGGCCCTGAGGGCTTTTTTCCCATACAAAAGCCTGGGCGAGGGCATCACATACACTGTCGGCTTCTTCAGCCAAAACTTCCTTATTAGCATTTATCAATGCTTTTGAGGAGATATCCTGCGGCATCTGCATCAGGAAGTCATAAACGGTCTTTTTCTTCATTTTTTTAGGGGTTAGTATTGAGACTTGTTTTTTCAAAAAGTTAGTAATATTAAGGTAAATCGAAATCAAATACAAACGGATCGTAGATTTTTTCTTTAAATTCGTCAATCGTCAGCAGCTCGCACATTGGTGGCTTTAAGACCCAAGGCCATATCTCGCCCTCAAGAACGCCTATATGGTCATATAGGGGCTTAACTCTCCCATCGTCACTATCCTTGTACATAAGCTCCAGCATAAAGGCAGCATCAGGGTTGTAGTAGTTGAGAAGATCGATAGCTTCTCGACAGCGTGGCACGAGCCAATTTTTAGGTAAAGTGTTCATGTGGTTTTATTTAAAGATTTCGGTAGATACTATTTTGTAGCCTTTTTTAATCATCATCAACGAGTAGTTCGTCAAGTGGTTATCGTCAACAAATTGCTTGTCAGCGAGGATGTATTTGCCCCATGGGGTTAACATCGTCAACACAGCGTGGATGGGTTTGCTTATCATATCGTCAATGGTTTAACGCTATGGATAGATCCGTCAAGACCATATTCGCAGTCCCAGCCATTGGCGTTCAGCTCTGCTTTGATACGCTTGCATTCAGCGTATGGGCATTCCTCATAGTCAAAAGAAGCAAGGATGCTTTTGATTTCGTCAATCGTCAATGTGTTTGTCATGTTGTTTCGTTGTTTGATGCTGCAATACTAACTGGTTTTGAATTATCTACCAAATCTTTTTTAAAAATATTTTTTCTCGTCAGTCGTCAATCGTCAAGAAATCCTCAATTTGGTATCGTCAAGGCTGTTTTTGCTCGTCAACTTTTTTTTTCGTCAGTCGTCAAGATATCGTCAACTTATCGTCAACCGCTCGTCAATCGTCAATCGTCAATCGTCAATCGTCAGCAGCTCGTCAACCTGGCAAAAGATCCATTTGTTTTGTGCTGTGTTTAGGCTGTTCCCAGGCATTGGTGTTGGCTTGTGTTACTCATGTGTGTGTGTGTGTGTGTGTGTGTGTTGCGTACATGCATGCCGCAAAGTTCGAAACGAAACGACTAAAAAAAGTTTTTGAAAAATTTTTGAAAAAAGTTTTGTAGTTTAAAAAACGGTTATACCTTTGCATAAACAAAACGACAAAACATGAAAACACAACCAACCAAACAAAGGACCGCCGAAAATATAGTTTTTGCGGCCCTATTCATTTTGCCGCTTATTGCGGCTATCTTATTAGAATTTTCAAATTTTAAATTTTAAGGCTATGAATATTTTCAAAGATTTTATAACCGTAATGCCTGGCTACTATGTTAACCCGGCTGCAACTGTAAAAAACACTATTAAAGAAAGCAACGATATGAAAAAAGTAATTAACGATCTATTTAAGCACCACAGGGCCGCGCAAAAAGAAAGTCAATTTAATAAGCGCGTTCAAATGAATATCCAATTTAATAAGATTAAAAAAGATAGCGGGCTATTTTTTCAAGATCATAACGGGTATTTATTAATTAGCGGGCCTACAGGAACCGGGGATTTTTTGGGTAAAATTAGCCCTATTTATAAGGAAGATAAGGCCGGTAACGTATACAGGGCCGGGTATAAATACGACAACTACTGTAAATAATTTTAACCTATAAAATATAAACGATATGATAACGTACATAAATGCAACTATTAGCGGCCAAAAATATACTATAGACGCTATAACCCGCAATGAATATAGTAATTACGACGATTATTGCCAGGCTTTATATATAGCCGTTCGTGTTTGGAGTCTAAAATATAGCGGCAATTTTACAGTAAGGGCTAGCCGCCGCCGTTGTAAAAATGTTTTAAATGTATATTCTATTTAATAACCTATAAACGATAAAAAAAAAATGAATTCAATAATACTCGAACCGACCAAAACTATAATTTTAGCGCAATTAACTATTTTAAATAGTTACGGTATATATAAAACTATTTTAAAGCACTTTAATAGCGAAGATCATTTTAAAAACTACATTTTATATATTCAAAATTCTGGATCTAAAATAGTTGACTCTAAAATTTTATATAACTAATTCAACCTATAAACTAAAAACGATATGAATACCAATGTAAACTACAGTACAATTTTTAAGGGCCGTAAATTATTAAGCCCTGGAACTACCAACGCGAAGCTTGCAAAAAATGAGCTTGAGTCGTATATTTTATACTTAAGCCCGGCGGACCAAAATAGTAAAGGTATAAACGTATGCCCGAACGCCTCCGCGGCCTGTATTATTGCTTGTTTGAATACGGCCGGATTAGCCGGCGTTTATAGCTCGATCATTCAAGCCCGTATACTTAAGACCGATTTTTATTTATTTGACCGGGCCGGCTTCATTAATAAGTTAACCAACGAAATAATAAGCTTAAGCAAGCGCGCGCAAAGGAACGGGACGAAAATAGCCATACGTTTAAACGGTACCAGTGACCTCGATTTTATAGCAATTATTAAAAATAGGACCGATATAGACGTATTAGAATTGCCTGGCTTAATTTTTTACGATTATACCAAAACTTTAGGCAAAGTAAAAAAGTACGCGGACTCTAAATATATTTTAACTTTTAGCCGTTCCGAAAATAACGAGCTTGACTGTATCGAAGCGCTACAATACGGCGCCAACGTTGCAGCCGTGTTCAAAAATAATTTACCGGCCGTTTATATGGATCGTCCTGTAGTGGACGGGGACGCCTCAGATATTGTAATGCTTGAAAATAGATCCACTATTTTAGGGCTTAAGGCAAAGGGCCGCGCCAAAAAAGACGTTTCGGGTTTCGTTATTGCTTGACCTTATTAGCTTAAGTTTATAGGCCCTGGTATTAAGTTACCAGGGCTTTATTGTTTTATACCAATACGACTACATTTGTTGTGGGCAATACTACGGGCCTACAATCGATTATCTTTCACGTTGGTATATCTATGTATAGTTGATAGGGTTAACGTGGCTTAAAACGTCTTAAAATAGGCTTATCGTGTATGTTTGGTTTCTTTGTGTGGTTATACTTTTAAGTATAGTCCGAAATATGGGCAAATTAGCGCGCTTTTTTATTTTCGTTTTGGCATTTTTCGTTTTGGGTTTATAGGGTTTAGTGGGTTATTTATGGGTTTATAGGGTTATGTATGGGTATGGGTATGGGTTTTGAGTTCCCTTACGCGCCTAACTTCCTACAAAACTCAACTATCATAGAAACCACGTTAACGCCAAGCCGTGACGTTTTGGCACTACTATGTGAGCATATGATATGCAAGCATAAGACCCGCGCATTTTTGAGGTGTGGGGTGGGAGTTCCCCCATCTCCATTACACCACATCACTTAACACAGCATACACTAAGAGTATACTACATCCATCGTAATATTGCGATAAAGCGAAATGTTTCTCTTATCTCAGCTAAGGTTGGGTGTTTAGTTGGGGTATAGCCATTAGCTTGATGCTGGCTGACTGCTATCTTCTCGCCTAAGGTAGTTTTTAGCGATTCTAAGAGACTTTCTCCCCTTGGTTGGTATATGGACATACCTAATTGCAGATAGTTGCTTAGAGAGAGCTTTATCCGATTGCCTTCGGGATTTTCTTTTTTTTTAGTTTTTTTCTTTTTATTAACTAAGTTATAACTGATAATAAGTATATAACATTATAATGTTCAATATAGGAGGTGGAAACAACTTTCCAAACTTTTTCTTTAGTAGTTTTCCGCAGAAATAGGGATTGTACAAGTAGGATATAGTGATTAGAGGCTATTTATAATCTGCATAGAGTATAAGTTTTTTAAGGTTTACACGAAGTTTACACGGATTTTACACGGACAACGTATTGATTTACAGAGGCTATGGAGGGGTCAGCGCACAATGCGCATCCAATGCGTATCCAGTCATAGTACTACATTAGCTTTGTTGATAAGAAATGCTTTTTTCTAAAAGTAGGGCATACCCCATATTTTTTTTTAAGTGACTAACTCAACTTTTATGGAAAGTTTGTACCTTGCGCCTTCAAACCACTAACAACCAATAAGATGTCAGATCAGGAAAAGCAACCTATCCGCATTACCATGCGAGCAAACGGCATAAGAGTCTCTGTCGAGCTTCCTGCCGAAACCGCTAATGAAGAGATAGTAGAATCTATTAAGAAGATTGTTTCCGAGACAATCGATGTTCCATGCCCACAACCTTTCGAGCTATGAGCGAAATGGAACGCTTAGAGACCGAGCTACTCGGATACAAGGAGGTAGCCAACAAACTGCACGATGCCTTAGTGATTGCCATCCAAAAGCTGGGTAACTACGGCAAGCATGATGACATAGATAGAATAGTCCAGGCAGCAGGACTCGAATACCTTAACACCGTAAATGACGAAAAATGAGCGAAGAGATGGACGAGCAGGGTTACTACCCCACTCAGATAACAGAGCCTATTAAGAAGGGCAAGAAGCAGCTTGAGCAAGAGCTTGAGATAGCTACCAAGATGATTGGGCAGCTAAGGGCAGAGATGGTCTCTATGAGGCTACAAGTATCGAATTATAAGAAGTACATATCAGAACTTAAAAGTAAAGAAGATGTTCAAGAATCAGAAGACTAAGATATCCTTAGAACACTACGACATAACGCTATCTGCAGAAATGCCAGCATCATCCGACTATACGCAAGTGATGGATGCTTTTAACGGATTAATGATTTCAGCCGGGTACAGCAAGGAATGGCTGCTCGAATTTTGTAAGGAGTATGTAGAAGCTAACGAGTACCAAACTAAAGAGAATGACTGAAGAGAAGAAGAAACCCGAGAAGGCTGATCTTAACAAGAACCCCGACAAATACAAGGTCCGCAAGTTCAATCCATCCGATTACGAACTCGTAAAGACTCAGTTTCCTAACGGTAGCTATGGATATGTAGAGAGGAAGAAGTCATGACCGATAAAAAAAGAAATTATGACCGATAGAATCGTGCAGGTAGTTACTGAGAAATTCAAGAGTCGCTCCCGAGTTGGCATTGAAAAGTATGGCACTACCCTATGTCGCAATGAAGCAGAAATCCTTGAACGCCTTACTCACCTCGAAGAAGAACTTATGGATGGACTGCTCTACCTACAATGGATAAAGGAGAAGCTTGTGCCTACTATCGACCACACTACTGATACATCTAATTTTTAAGCTATGGAAGTACTAATATTTTTTCTGAAGGTCTATTCCGTAATTCAGACTAATGCATTCGCCTGGAAAGTCTACTATGTATTTAGCAGAGGTAGGTCTATATGGATTGATTTTAAGTTTAAGAATATAGCAATAGCTTCCCTATACTTAACCGCCCTATACTCTTGGATAATGTAAAAACCCCGAGCTATCACAGCCCAGGGTTTCAAAACAACAAGAAACATCACACCAAAACGATGGATAAGAAGTTGTAAATCTACGAATATGATTCATTTTTTACAATTATATTTGTTTGCCGATTTGGTTTTTAGTGGTTTAATTGGTTGTTTTGTGAATAGGGCTTCTGAGAGGGAGTCCTATTTTTGCATTCTAAGGGCAAAACCAATAAATTTGCACCATGTCTGAAGAGGAAAAGATAAAGCTTCAAAATATTGAGAAGCGCAGGTCACAGATAAAGCCTATTACCGGCCCAAGCGACCCACGCATCTTACTGCGTAAGCAAATAGCTGAAACCAAGAAGAAGGACTTGAAGAATATGCTTGAGAGGGAACTCAACAAAAGCATTAACGGAGTCACTCGTATGGAAGGCTTAATTGCGAGAATGGTCTCCGAAGGCATTAGAGGCAACATGAGAGCCATAGAGCTTATCCTTGCCTACATCTATGGAAAGCCACAGAACGCTGTACAGCCTAATAACGACAAGCCATTCGTGCTTGAACTTAGCGATGGAGAAGATAAAGCAGTAGTAAAGGGAGACGCTATGCCTAATATTATTGAGATAGAGGCAGAAGAAGATGAAACTGACTAAGAGACAAACCGAAGCCTATCGGATGGCTATTGCTGGAGAGAAACAGTTCATTCTCTTTGGGGGAGCTATCCGTGGTGGAAAAACTTATTGGCTGCTTCTAACCTTCATCTCCCTATGCTCTAAATTCCCTAAGAGCCGATGGGTGATTATCCGTGCGAATATGCCAACCCTTGAGCGCACTACCCTTGTTACTTTCAATTCTATACTGAACGAAGGTCTCTCGCAGTATATCTCTACCTGGGACAAGAAGACTCAGACTGTCACATTCACTAACGGCAGCGAGATACTCTTCATGGGTGAGAACTACGAAACCGACAAAGACCTTGACCGCTTTAAAGGCCTTGAGATAAATGGTGGTGGCATTGACGAGATTAACGAGTGCCAAGAACAAACGCTCTACAAACTCCTTGAACGATCAGGCTCTTGGAACAACTCTGTCGGCAGACCTCCAATCGTAGTACTTGCTACTTGCAACCCTGCCAATAACTGGGTGAAGGAAGAAATCTACGACAAGTGGGTAAAGAAAACTCTACCCGAGACTTGGGCCTACATCCCATCCAAGATTACAGACAACCCTTACATCCCTGCCGACTATCTCAAGTCGCTTCAAGCCAATATGCCCGAGTATGAATACCTCCGATTCGTTGAGGGTGATTGGGAAGTTAATGAGAAGCCTGAGAACCCATTTTTTATCGCCTTTGACGGACGAACTCATGAGAGCATGGACATTTCCTTCAACCCAAATATTCCGTTGCTTATATCGCTTGATTTTAACTTGCAGCCATTCGCAGGAATAGTTGCTCAGAAATGGAGCGACAACATGGGGGACCACTTCCACATTATTGATGAGTTCAATGTGGTGGATGGTAGCATACCTAAGATGATAGATGTGATTAGGGACAGATACGAACCTTACCTGCCGATGTGCCTAATTACCGGTGATGCCATGGGTAAGCGTGGAGATTTGTCTCAGAGAGATAACGCCAACTACTACGAACAGCTCGCAAGGGGATTGAACCTCCGCACGAATCAGATAAGAGTGCAGCCAAACCCTAAGCACGAGAATAGCCGAGCGCAATGTAATTACATCCTTCGCAACCACCCCGACTTTAAGGTGAATGCTAAGAAATGCCCTAATACGGCAAGGGACTTCAAACAGCTTAGTTGTGATGCAGCAGGCAATATCATAAAGAAGAATCGTAATATTATAACGCAACTCGCTGACCATGGTGATGCTGTACGATATGCATTCAACACGTTTTTAGGTGATTGGTATATTACCCACCTTAAAAAAAGTAAATACAAAACTTTACCTTTACAATAAAATAGTAAAGTTATGAGCTGCCTTGAATGTACCGATTGTCTTGATTTGGGAACTTACGATATCTGCTGTGAAGAAGTCTTTATCGGAAGGATGCCCGAAGAAGAAACCGAGTATTTGTTACTGATTAAAGATTTGTCTCTTAATTCAATTATTAGGCAGGTGTATGAGTCTTCCGATCAAGGAGACGTTTACCTCATCCCTAACCAAACTAAATTTGCTGTAAATAGAACATATGAAGTCAGAATTTACCCTGCTGATGCTTGCAATTTTGACGATCCCCTTGATATTGATACGGATATCTCTGAGGACCCTCAAAGCTGTGTTTCGTTGGATTTTTTCTATTCCGAATGATAGAACGAGCAATAATAGTTAGCCTGCTGATAGTTGCGACAAGCATCTCATTTGAACCCGAGATGATTTTGCACAAGTTCGCTAAAACGCTGTCTAAGCTATTCCCTGAGGGACATATCCTTAATAAGCCTACACACTCTTGCGTAGGATGCATGGCTTCCATATGGGGGTCTATTTATTATTCAGCAACTTCTTTGCTGCCATATTTTGATTTTAGCTTAATAGAGATGATATTTGTGTGCATAGTATGCATACCACTAAATTTCATTTTCACTAAGCTTGCCTGATGTACAAATTACTTTATAAGCTTTTCAAGAAAGAGCTAACCCAATTGGTTTGGGATGAAACCTACAAGCCCGACACCATGCGTGGCTTAAAGTTCGCCATGGTCTGCGAAGGACACCGCTTCTACGTTTACAGCAATTTGTTCGATGTGCCTATTGAAAGAATGGGTAGAGTTCAAGACTTTATCATCCAACTTAACCGAGTTGTTAGCAATGGTGAGTTAGAGAACTTTGTGGACCAAATGGAGAAGGCTCTATTCGCTGCTACGGCAGGAGACAAAGTAAAAGACCTTGCGAAGATTGGCTTCCTTATTGGCGAACTAAAGGCAAGAAAAGAAATGCTCCTGCATCCCGAGATTATGATGGAGCTTGCTGGTGCGCTTTACATCCGTGAAGACCAAAACCCTGCTGAGTGGAACGATGAGTTCGAGCATAAGAAGGTAGAAATGTTCCGCAACAACTACAATAGCGGTCAGTTGTACGATTTTTTCGTTACAGCCGGGTTGAGTCAATTCTTTCCCAACTTCGAGTCTTTAGAAAAAGACTGGATGATATTGTGGGAGCAATCGACAGCCCGGCTTCAGGCGATGCAGGAGATGTTGAAATCCTCTCTTTAGGGGCAGAACTATACATGAACGATGTCAATTGGAGAGAACTATTCGTCTCCATGGCTAAGGGCGATATACTTGCGTACAACGAGTACATGAAATCTTCATTGGAGAAAGCCTTAACTTTGTTTGCATACAATGTAAAAAAGAAATCTAAGGATGGCTCAAGTTAATATTCAGTATACCGCAGATATATCTAATTTAAACAATGGTTTATCTGAGATAATTAAAAAGCAAGAACAAGCCTCCTCCTCTGCCAAAAAGCTTGGGGATGATTTGTCTGATGCTGCCAAAAAAGCCAAATCCGAAACAGATAAGCTTGATTCTGGAATAGCAAGGCTAACCGCAGCAATCACTTCTGCATTTGCGGCATCTAAGGTTATAGAGTTTACAAAAACCTTAATCGAAGCAGAGAGAAAGATAGAACTACTTCAAAACAGATTAAATTTTCTTGCTGGGTCTGCCTCCTCGGGGGAACAGATGTTTACAAGGCTTGAGGCAATTAGCAGAAGGCTTGGATTGAGCTTAGAGGATACTGCTGAAGGATTGGCTTCTTTCGGTATCGCTGCACAGCAAGCTGGGTTCTCCGCTCAAAAATCAGAAAAAATATTCGTTCAAGTAGCATCGGGTTTACGAGCCGCTGGTGCTTCTTCATTACAGACCCAAAGAGCCTTCTACGCATTACAGCAGATGATGTCTAAGGGGGTGGTTGCTGCGGAAGAATTAAGAAGGCAGTTGGGTGAATCTTTGCCTGGCGCATCTGACTTAATGACTAAGGCTTACAATAGACTGCATCCTGCCGCTAATTTAACAAGCCTTGAGTTTACCAAGCTTCTTGAAAGCGGTAAAATAATTTCTAAAGACATATTGCCTGAGTTTGCGATGGTTATTGAAGAGACATTTGCTCCTGCTCTATCAGGAAAGTCAAACTCTTTAGACGCTTCATTAAATAGGGTTAATAACGAGATTCTAAAGCTGAAGCTAAACATAGGTAATGCCGATTGGTTTAAGGCTGCCGCAAAAGTTATATCAGACTCTTTATATGAATTAAATGCAGTACTCTCTTCTGAAAGCCTTAGCACGTTAGATAAGATATATGCATCTCTATTTGTGGGTGACCCCGAAAAAACAAAAAGAGCGGTTGGTGCTTTTGATATGATTAATACTGCTATTAATGAGCAGAATAAAAATACAGAACAAGCAATAATTACAAACAATGTCTTTGGCAAGCAATTAGACAAACAAACAGATAAGTATAAAAAAATGTCAGAAAATCAAAGAAGTCTGACAAAACAACAACTTGAATCTGAATTTGACAAAAACAAAAAACTAATTAAAGAGGCAGACAAAATGAATGTCTCTGAGCGAATTAGAAGGAATAAAGAAATAACTGATGCAAAATCAAGAAATGAATTTCTTTCTGCCCTTAGGATGGAATATTATAATCTTGACGAAGAAAGAGCAAACGCATCTTCCAAGGCTACAAAAATAGAAAACCAAGGGCTACGAGACTTTATTGCTTTGCAAAAAATAAGATTAGCAGAGGCAGTAAAAGGCAGCGAGGAAGAGTTGTCTATAAAGCAAACCCTTATAGTTGCTGAAGCACAATTGAGGGCTGAGGGAGAAAAATTAACCGCCAAAGAGAGAAAAGCTATAATGGAGCAGTCTTATAGAGAGGCTGAGGAATTAACTAAAGGATACAACGATAGAATATTCAAAGAATATCAAAATGCTATAAAATCAGGAGAAAAGTTTGCTAAAGACTTAAGGAAGACCTTTAGAGAGGGGCTGTATGCTACCATAACTGACCCAATGCAATTAGAGATTGAAAAGACGATAGATTACTATAATGACCTTATAGACGAAGCTGAAAAGATTGGGGGGGATACAGTTGCATTAGAAAAAGCAAAATATGCTGCAATAGATGCTATAAGGAAAAAATCTGCGGATAAAGAGAAGGCTGAAAGAAGAGATTTATTTCAAGAACAGGTGAGAGAAGTGCAGATAATTACAAATGCATTTTCTGAGTTTTTTAGCTCAAGACTTGAATTGGAATCTGAAACTGCTAAGTCTGCATTAGACAATCTTGAGCAAAGATTTAATAAAGGGCTTATATCAGAAAAGCAATATGAAGAGCAAAAGCTTAAATTACAAAAAGAAGCTTTTGAAAGAGAGAAGAGCCTTCAGATAGCAAGGGCTATTATGTCGGGAGCTAATGCTATTTTATCTATTATAGGCAATCCAACAACCGCTGCTCTTGCTCCAGTATTAATTCCATTGGCTTTAGGCACAACGGCTACCCAGCTTTCCATTATTGAATCACAAACTCCAGGATTTAAGGAGGGCGTTATTGGACTAAATGGCCCAGGAACTGAAACTTCGGATAGTATATTGGCAAGATTGTCTAAAGGAGAGTCTGTAATGACTGCTGCTGAAACAAGGAAGCACAAGGATGTGCTTGAGGCAATTAGACATGATAGGCTTCCAAGCCTAATAGCAGAAAAGTATATTATACCTGCATATAAAGATTCTATGGATAAGCCAAGAAAGGCTGCTTCTGATGCCACAAGCATGGAGGCTGCTTTTCAAACAGCAGAGCTTGTTCAAGCTATAAAGGGTAATAAGAAAATAAAAATAGCGAATGTTGACGAGTTTTCTCGTGCAATTAATTCAAAAAGCACATCTGAATATATGGCAAGAAGGAGGAAGTGGTAATGGGATACATAGTATCTATTAACAGCATACAGATAAATGACGAGCCTATGGGACTCGTTGATGCTTCCGTAGAGATGTCGAGAGACCAAGATATGAAAATGGTTTTCAGTAAGTTCATATCTGATTTAGTTTTTTGGGGAGATGGCTATTCTGTTCTAAAGTCACAAATAGCATTATTAAGCAATATTTGCGATGCAGTTCCAATAAGCATAGTGGAAGATTGCGCAAATGGCTTTGAGTTTAATGGCGTTATATTTCCTTCTGATATAGAAGAGAATCTTACTAAATGCACAATAAAGGCTACCATAGAAGATGATGATCTTGAGTCTCGAATAGTTAGGTTAAAAGACTTGTCCGTTACGATAAATGGCGGAAAGACTTTAAATGGATTGGCTCTTGCAAATCTAACGACAACAACTCTTGCTGGAAGGCAGTATTGGTATTTAAAAGACGTGCTTCAGTATATAGTAAGCTACATTACAGACTCATCTGTATCTATTGACTCTTCTTTAATAAACACAAATGTTTTTAGGCAACAGGTCTTAATTATTGCTATATCGGGAGCAATCCCAACTGCTGGGCAGACATTGGTTATTTCTTATGTGGACATTTATGGTAAGCTGCAAACAATTAATTTTACATACACCGCAACTCTTACATTAGAGCAAGAGCTTCGAATAGCTTTAAATCAAAACGTAGTATCATTAAGCAATCTTGGTGGTATAGACTTTACTTTCCCTATCTCAACAGAGTTTAATTTACCTACTGGATTAAGGTTAGAATTTTGGAATACATCTAATTTTTCTATAAACTCTTCGGGAATGCCGGGGGTTGTGTTCACCATAACTCAGCAGCAGTCTTATTCTTATGGATTGGCTAACGTGCTGATTTCGCCCGATATAATTTATAGAGCAGTATCTCCAGCTACTCCAGCCACAAATACAACCGGACTTTCTTTCTTGGATGTATTTACTCCTATAAATTCAATGGCAAATGTGGCTATGAAATTTTATAGGTCAGGAAGCTCAAGTTTTCTTAAAATAGAGCCTGAGGAAGACTTTTTTAATTCTTCTTCTCTTTCTATATCTGTAAGAGAAGTAAAGGATTTAATTAAAAGACCATACGACCAATGGGGTATATCTGAATTAGAGGTGTCTTCTTCTGCGAGTGATATATGGAATATATTCAATAGCAATGGATATGTTGGTGAGATATGCGGAAACTCAGACTATACTGCAAATTTTGGAAGATTTAACCAAGCTGGCTCAGGTTCTTCAGAAGATTATGTTTATGTAACAAATTTTTTCTCTTCCACTCCTTTTGACGGAACATATACAATTTCTTGGAGAGCAGGAGGGTCTGTTTCAAGTGCGCTTATAGGTGGCGTTATTCAAATGTCTCACTATTTAGTAGCAAGACAATGGGCGTTTAGGGCAAATACTCTTACTTACAGAGGTAATGAAATGAAAAATCCAAATGCTCTTTTGTTAAATAATGAACTAAGCTTTAGTCATCCGTTAACGATATCTGAATACAATACGCTTTCTTCTAATCTTGAAGGGTACTTAAAGGTTAATGCTTTTAGCAACGTATCTTTGGACATTGATGCATACGTCCTAAATGTTCAATATAAAATAAAGAACGGCATGACAACCTTTCAACTTATATCAGAATGAGTACATACACCATAGTCCCTAACCAGCCTCTCGGATGGAGCGCTACAATTCCTACTGACGAATGCGGATGTGATAAGCACGAATACTGCGCTCCACTTTTGTTCGAGTTTAGCAACGCTGTATATGATGCCTACACGGCTCGTGCGGTTGCTGATGGGGCATTGCCAAGCGATATCCCCGAGGCTTGTATGGAAGAGATAATGGAT